AGGTTTGGCTTCTGGCTTTGCAGGCATGAGTGGCAACCCCAACACCAACAGCATTATGGCTGGCATTCAAGATCAGCAAAAAGTTTTGGCGGCTAGGCGAGAAAAAACTAACGCTTCTGAAAAGCTGCAAAGTCAAACAGCTATGGCTTTGCAAATCCTGTCAAAAGAAAAGTTTCCTATGATACATGACGCTTTAAGAGCAGGAATAATTTCACCTAATGATGCTATTGTAGCTGCAAGAAAAGGTGCTGATGTTAGGGTAGTTGGCAAGTCTTTAGTGGATATGGATGGAAATGTTTTATTTACAAGTGAAGATGCAAGCAGTGGCAGTACAACAGCATTTGATACTTTAAAACTTAGAGCTAAAGAAGCTGGTCTTGAAGAAGGTACTGCTTCATACCAGCAGTTTATGGTTCAAGGGGGAGCTAATAAAGGAATGGAGTTGGTTGTAGGTGCTGACGGGTCAGTGACAATGAAACAAGGTGGCGGTGTATCATCAAGCAAACCAAAACTAACTGAAACTCAAGGCAAGGCATCTGCATTTTATACTAGGGCCACATCTTCTGGTAAAATAATTGATTCGCTAGAGCAAACTGGCACAGAGTTTGGGCAGTGGCTTTTAGGTCAAATGCCTATGACAAATTGGATGGCTTCAGAAGAATTTCAAAAATTAGATGCAGCTAAAAGGGATTGGATAGCCTCTGTCTTGCGCCTTGAGTCTGGTGCGGCAATTGGCCCTAATGAGTTTGCTAATTACGATAAAGCATTCTTCCCACAAGTTGGCGATAAGCCAGCAACCCTTAATCAGAAACGTATGCAGCGCGATCTTGTTGTTAAGACATTAAAGTTGCAGTCTGGTAACGCATTTCCTGATTCAACTACTAACGGCACACAAGTTAAACGCTATAACCCAGCAACTGGGAAGGTTGAGGTAGTTACTCTATGATAGAAATACTTGGGCCAGACAATCAACCTGTACAGTTTGAGGATGGTACTGACGATGCTACCATTGAAAGAGTAATGGCTGAACTGTATCCAGCCCCTACTACCCCATCAGCCGATTGGATGAAGAATTTAAAAGAGCGTGACTATCTACAGCAAGCCCCTTTAACGGCTAAAGCATTAAAAGCAGCAGAGGGAATACCTCTTGTTGGTGGGTGGATACAGGATATAGCAGGCGCAGTATCACCAGAACTTCAAGCAAAAACTAAAGCTGTTTCAGAAGCCAAGCAAAGCCAAGACCCTATTGAAAGCACTGCACTACAAGTTGCTGGTGCTGTAGTGCCTTCAATTATTGCTGCGCCATTGGCTGCTCCAGTATCATTTGTTAACTGGTTATCTAAACTTCCTACATTCCAGAAGATAGCGGCTGTCTCAGGCACAGGCGGTTTGCTTGGTCTAGTAGAGGGTGCAGTAAGTGGTGCAGGAAGAGGCGGTGAAGATGGGCGTGTAGAAGGTGCAGTCGAAGGTGGAAGCATTGGTGCTGCTGGCGGTTTGTTTGGTGGTTTATTGCCTCCAGCCGTTATTAAAGGTTATGAAAATCTAAAAGTATCCTTTAGAAATGTAGGCGCAGAAGAAATTGCCAAGTTTTTAAAAATATCCGTTCCATCAGCGCAAGTATTATCAGCTACATTCCGTGATGCTGGCACAGACATTAAATCTGCGCTACAAAACATTTTCAACGCTGGTGAAGAGGGTATGCTTGCTGACTCTGGATTTGCAGCACAGGCTTTGCTTGATGCAGCCGCATCAACAGGTGGCAGGGCTTCACAAATAACTTCTGAGGAAGTTACAGGCCGAGCAGCCAGGCAAGGTGCAGCACTATCAAACTCTATGGATGATGCACTAGGGGTATTGCCTAAAGTAGAAGATCAAGCAGCAGATGCCTTAGACATGGCAGAAAACATTGCTTCATCTACAAAGGTTCAAAGGCAAGAGGCGTATGATCTAGCCTATGGAACACCTATAGATTTTAGTTCTACAGCAGGCAGAGAAATTGAAAGGGTTTTTGACGCATTGCCTGATCGTTTTAAAGGTGCTGCTATAGAACGGGCTAACGAAAAAATGAGGCTTGAGGCTTATAAAACTGGCAAGCCAAAGCCAGAGCAAATATTAGCAGATATTGCAGACGATGGAACTGTTAGCTTTTCAATGCTACCAAACTTGCGTCAGTTAGATCAAATTAAGCAGGCAATCGGTGAAGTTGCTTTTAAAGAAGTTGATAGCTTTGGGCGACCAACAGCAGACGCTTTAGATGCCGTAAATTGGTATCGTGAAATTTCAAATAGACTAAAGGAAGCGTCACCAGAGTATAGAAAAGCAGTTGAGTTGGGCGGTGACAAGATTAGTTTAGATAATGCGCTTGAACTTGGCTTGGGAATGTTAAAGCCTGGTATGTCAGTAAGGGACGTTGTCAGAGCAATGAAAGGTGCTGATGATGTTGAAAAACAATACGCAAAACTTGGGGTAAGAAGTGCTGTTGATGATTTAATAAGCAATGTTAAGGCAACTATTGCCTCCCCCGACATTGACATAAATACACTGCGAACAGTTTTTACTCAGCTATCGTCTAAAAATTCTCGTGACAAAATAAAAATGCTTTTAAGTGCATCAGAAGCTAAACAATTATTTAAAGACTTAGATCAAGCACAAATGTCGTTAGCTTTAAGGGCGGCTGTTGCAATGAATTCAAAAACTAGCATTAGAATAACGCAAAAAGAAATGGTTGATGAAATGACTGATATTGGCGCGTTTGCTCATCTTTTAAGGTTAGAGCCAGCAAAGGCAAGCCAAAGTGTGGTGCAAAAAGTTACAGGTGAAACAGATGCGCTTAGTGTTGCAGCAAAGCAAGAAATATACACCGACATAGCAAAGGCTTTAACCCAGATTAAAGGCAAAGAGGCTCGTACTGCTCTTAAAGTAATAATGAGGGCGTCAAAAGCCGAGCAAGTAAGTGATGCAGAACTTAAAGCGGTTAGTGATTTACTGCTTGCTAACTCAGGGTTTGCGTCAATAGCTGCTTTTTCAGAGTTGGGCCAGTCACAAGTTAATGGAGAGCAGTAATGCCAAAAATGTCACAAGACGATATTCAAAGTGCAATCAAATCGGCAATACAGTCTGCCATTGATTACGTTGATTCAGATATTGCAGGGCAGCGTGAACGCGCTCAAAAATACTTTGATGGTGGCACTGACTTAGACCATGAAGATGGTCGATCAAGAGTTGTCTCTACTAAAGTGCGTGATGTAGTTCGTGGTGCTAAACCAAGTCTTATGCGTATTTTTATGTCTAATAATAAGTTTGTTGAGTTTACACCTAAAAAAGCAGAAGACGTTGCCAGTGCTGAACAAGCAACAGCCTATACGCATTGGGTGTTTAACAAATGTAATGGCTATAACGTACTTAGTAATGCAATCCATGACTCCCTGGTTAAAAAAGTAGGCATTACCAAGGTGTGGTGGAATACGGAAAATCAAGCTAAGACGTATAGTTATGAAAATTTGTCTGATGAAGAAGTACAGATTTTAGTCAATAAAGATGATGTTGAAGTTGTGGAACATCGGCAAGATATTGAAATGGAAATGGACGAAAGCGGCATTGAGATTGAGCGCAATGTTCACAGTATGGTTATTTCGCACAAATATGAAGAGGGCGAAATGGTCATTGAGGGCATACCGCCTGAAGAGTTTTTCATTGATGGTACTGCTAAATCCATTGATGATGCGTATATCGTTTTGCATCGAAGTGAGAAACGAGCAGGCGATCTAGTGGCTATGGGCATAGACTCAGAAGTTGTTGATACGCTATCTGGGTCAGATGATGGTTCGATTAGTGGCGGCATTGAAAAAATACAACGCTTTGGTGATTCGATTCAGGATGATGACGTAGACAACGACCCATCGATGCGCCTGGTTATTTTAACTGAGGCTTACTTGAGAATTGATTTAGAGGGTGACGGTATACCTACGCTGCACAAGTTCTTATGTGGTGGCACTGATTACGAAGTATTAGAAATGGAGCCTTGGGATAAAGCTCCTTTTGCTGATTTTCACGTTGACCCAGAACCTCATGCTTTTTATGGGCGATCTTTGGCTGAATTAGTCATTAACGATCAGGACACCACCACTAGCGTATTGCGCGGCATTATTGACAACGTGGCCTTAGTTAATACACCACGCCTTGAAGTCAACGAGGATTTGGTGGAAATGGATGATGTGCTAAATAACGAGATTGGTGCAATCATTCGCTCTGAACAAATTGGCTCAGTAAATCCCCTTACTGTGCCTTTTGTAGCTGGTTCAACATTACCAGCCCTGCAATATTTAGATATGCTTGTTGAAGAAAAGACAGGCATTTCTAAAATGAGTATGGGTCTAAACCCAGATATGTTGCAGAATACGTCTGCCACTGCTGCTGCACTAACTGCTCAAGCCCAAGCAGGGCAAGTGGAAGTCATGGCTAGAAACCTCGCAGAAGGGACTAAGCGACTATTTAAGCTCATGCTACACATTGCCGTTAAAAACTCGCCAGACGAGCAAATGATGCGTTTAAACGGACAGTTTGTGCCTGTTGACCCTAGTGTTTGGGACATTGATATGGATATGGAAATCAATGTTGGTTTAGGCACAGGTCAAGAAGATGTTAAAGCTGCGGCTTTAATGCAAACCTTCCAAACACAGCAGCAGATTTGGCAAACCTATGGGCCTCAGAATGGCTTAGTTTCAATGACACAAATGCGTAATACCTTAGCAGATACTTTAGAACTAAGTGGGTTCAATAATGCAGATCGTTATTATGCACCCATGAACCCAGAAACCGAACAGCAGCTAATGGCGCAAATGGCAGAGCAATCGGCACAAATGGCGCAGGGTGAGCAGGGCGACCCAATGGCACAAGCTCTTATCCAAGCTGAACAGATCAAGGCCCAGGCGAAGCTACAGGGCGACCAGATGCGTATGCAAGGCAAGATGCAGGGCGATCAGATCAAGATGCAAGCTAATATGCAAGTCAAAGCTGCTGAAATGCAAAGCGATCAAGGCAAAGAACTGGCTGAATTACAGCTTAAATACCGCGAATTACAAGCTGGTGATGATCTAAGTCGTGACCAAATGAACCAAGACTTGCTGGTTGAAGCAGCTAGGATACTGGGTCAATACGGCACAGCCGTTGACGTTGAGCGTGTTAAGCGATTACAGGAAGCTCCTAGAATGAGCAATGTTCAATGATTTTAAAATCTCAGGCTGTAAAATTGTTAGCAGATGATACTTTTATAGCTGTTTTTGTTAGTCTACGAGCTGAAATGGTGAAAAGATTCTTGCAAAGCAGCAAAAATGACACCGAATCAAGAGAAGAAGCCCACGCAATAACCAGGGCTTTAAATGAGTTCGAGAATATCTTGCAACGGGTCATTACCGATCAAGATATGAAAGACAAACGAAATAAATAGGTAAGTACCGATATGCAATCGACTAACCCAGTAACCGTAGAAAGCGCATCAAGTGCGTTATTGGCTCCAAGTGAGTCAGAAACAACCGAGGTTAATAATACCGAAACCGAAGTGGCAGAAGTAGAAGAAGCCGAAGTTGAGCAAGAAGCCGAAGTTGAAACTGATGATGATGCCGAATACGCAGAATCAGACGATGAAGACGATGGTGATGAATATGAGGCATCGGACGAACAGGAAGCCGATCAAAGTGGGCCTGAAATGTTTGCCATTAAAGTTGATGGTGAGCAACTTTCAGTAACCCTAGATGATCTAAAGCGTGACTATTCAGGCCAGCAATATATTCAAAAAGGCATGAAGCAAGCAGCCGAAGCGCGAAAGCAAGCGGAAGAAGCCTATAACGGCTTAAACCAACAGCGACAGCAACTCGATCAGTTTATGCAGCAAGTAGGGCAAAAAGGTTTGATGTTAGAACCCACTCCACCCACGAAGGATTTGTTTAATGCAGACCCTTTAGGTTACATCGAAGCTGATGTCACTTATCGTGAAGAAATGGGGGAATATCAAGCTGAACAGTACAAGTTAAAGCAGCTCAATGAAGCAAGAGATATAGAGCAAGCAAAAGCTGACAAAGCTAACTTGGATTATAATTTTGCAGAACTTAAACGAGTGCTTCCAGACTTTGGTGACGCTAATAAAGCAACCAAAATGAAGGAAAAGCTACTCAAGCAAGGTTTAGCCGAAGATTATAGTGTCGAAGAAATTGGCGGCATTATCGATTATCGCGCCATGCGAGTTTTAAACAAAGCGCGGCTTTATGACCAAATAATGGCAGGCACATCATCAGTTGAATCTAAACTGAAAAAAGCCCGTCCATTAATGAAGTCTGGTACTAAAAAACAACCCGATTCTGCTGGCAAAAAACACAGCAAGCAAATGTCTAAATTGAAAAAATCAGGCAGCATACATGATGCAGCCACATTATTGTTTGAATAGTTTAACTTATTAATTTTAAAGGATTACCATGTCTCAACCAGCAAATACGTTCGATACCTACGATGCTAAGGGCATACGTGAAGACTTAGAGAATATGATCTATGACGTTTCTCCCGAAGAGACTCCATTGCTCAGTTCTATTCCAAAAGTAAAAGCAACCAACACTTTGCATGAATGGCAAACAAACGCATTGAGGGCAGCAGCAAATAATCATCATATCGAGGGAAGTACGACCTCGGCTTCGGCAATTACGCCCACAGCTCGTCTTGGAAATTACACCCAGATTTTCAAAAACTCAGTTATCACCTCTGGCACTAACGATTCTGTTGAGGCTGCGGGTCGGTCAAACTCTGAGATGGCCTACAACATATTGCGCGTTGCCACTGAGCAAAAGCTCGATATGGAAAAGGCTTTGTTTGAAAACGTTGCTCGCGTAGCTGGTAATGCTACTACTGCTCGTAAATTAGCAGGCTTAGGCGCATGGGTCAGCACAAACACTTCTTTTGGTGGCGGTGCTGGAGCAGACCCTACAGGCAATGTACCTGGTGCAACTCCACGGACGAACGGAACGCAGCGAGTATTTACTCAAGTTCTTTTCGATGGAGTAATGCAGGAAGTGTGGAAATCTGGAGGCAAGCCAGACACAGTTTATCTTTCAGCTTTTCAAATGGGAAAGGCATTAGGCTTTGATGGTAACAACAATCAACGACAGAACGGAGCTGTAGGCCAAGTAAACAACAACATTGCTGTTTATTTAACGCCCTGGGGAAGTGTTTCGTTTTCCCCTGTACGAGAGTCAAGATCGCGTGACGTTTGGATTATCGAAAAGGACAAGTTGGCACTTGCCACTTTACGTCCAATGAAGAACGAAGCACTTGCCAAGACTGGCGATAATGAGCATCGTCAAGTGGTCTGCGAAACCACTTTGGTCGTCCGAAATGAGGCCGCGTTAGGTCTTATTGCTGACTGTACAACTAGCTAAACATAACTTAGTTATGCACAAGGGGGTGCTTTTGCGCCCCTTTTTTTTAAGGAATTATTGTGGCTAAAATTGCAGAACATTTTCACGAAGATGGTGACAAGATAATTCACGTTAAACAACACGACTTTAATCCATCATTAAACCAAGCAGCCGCTATGCGTGAAAACGGCAATGCTCATTTTGGCGATTCAGTGTGCGTGGGTGTGGTTGACCAAGCACTTATGGGCGAGTGGGCAAAAGAAGCAGGCATTGCTTGGACTGACCCAGCTATGGAGGATGTTGTTAAGCGCAAATTAATGTCTGGTGAGTTTGACAAATTACGAGTTTGGAAAGGCAATTATTAGGTGTGGTCTAGCCCTTTAGAGCTTTATCCAGTTCATATTTTGCCAGCACCACAAGGACAAGTTTTTATAGCAGAACCAAAAGTAGAGTACCAACTTCAAGCCTATGTGCAAATTCAACCAATTAAGGGGCCGTATCAAATGCAGATGTTTCCTTATTCCAAAAGGCTTTGGATATGCTAGCCGAATTAGCTATTGCTTCAGCTAGTTTCAAAATTATAAAGCAATGTGTCTTAGACTCAGGCGACCTCTTAAACGCTGGTAAGGCCATTTCTGACTATTTTGGAGCAGAGCAGAAAATTGCCAAACAAGTAGAAAATGGCACTGGCGATATAATGGCTGCATTTCAGGCTAAAAAAGATCTTGCTAAAAAAGAGGAAGAATTGCGCTGGCTTTTAAACAAGGAATCGCTAATGGGCTACCATCAGTGGCTTGAATTTAAAGCTCAATATTACCGCGATCAAAAAGAAAATGAGAAAGAACTAGCTAGGGCGAGACATAAAAGACAAGCTGCTATTGAGGCCAATATTACTGTTGCTATAAAAGCATTTGGCATTATTTTTATAATCATGGTTTTAGTTTTTGGTGGATTAATTTACATGAAGAAAAACCCCGTAGTTTCTGACCCAAAAATACAGCCTGGTTATCACAAGATGGAACGCTAGAATGAAAGACGATTTTGAGTTAAGTGAAGCACAGTTAAATAGAATAGCAGAACTTGCGTCTGAAAAGAGTATGCAAGCGTTCCATGCAGCAGTAGGTCGCTCAGTATTAAAAAAGAGTGCCTGGCTTGCTGCTGCGGTAGGCGTTGCAATTTTAGTTTTTCTTCAGGAGTACGTTCCGAAATGAGTTATAAATTTGGTGAAAACAGTTTAAAAAATCGTGCTGGAATTAACCCCGACTTGATTGAGATTTTAGATCGCGCTGTGGAAATCAGTATTTATGATTTTGGTGTCCCTGAGCATGGTGGCGTGAGAAGTGCTGAAACTCAAAAGAAATTATTTGACCAAGGCGTATCTAAAGCTGATGGAACAACACATAAGTCATTTCATCAAACGGCTAATGCGGTAGACGTATATGCGTATGTTAATGGTCAAGCTAGTTGGAATCACGAACATTTAGCTGTCGTGGCTGCGGCAATGCTTCAAGCCTCAAGTGAATTAGGAATACCCCTAGAGTGGGGTGGCCTTTGGACGGGATTCTGTGATCGACCACATTTTCAATTAGCCAAGGATTAGCACATGGGATGGTTATCAAGTTTAGTGGGTGGAAGCGTTGTAGAGCCAATAGCAGCAATAGGTTCGGTGCTAGACAACCTAAT